CTAACTTCATGCTAATTCCTCACATTGTTCATTAATTATAGTGACCGCTTTCACGATCTCATCGTACATTTTACTGCAAAACTCTTCATCGTACTCAACCGTGACCAGTACAGGCTCCATCTCTGGGTGATATGCTAGAAAATCCCATGTACTTCTGCCTGTAATCATCATGCAGCCTTGGATCTGCTGCCAGTATCTCTTTACACCCTTCATAGGGTCTTCAATGTAGCTTAACATGGTGTTTTCTGCGGGGCATTTTATCTCTAACCCCTTGTCTTCACCCACCAACCCGTCAGGGCTACACCCAAACTCTTCACTGTCATCTAGTATAAACCCTACTTCAACTACAGTGTTACCAGTCATCAGTTCATAGTAATCACGCGCCTCTGGCTCAAGATCATTGCCTCTTGCCATGTGCTCAGATTGAAAATGCGGTGTTGATTCACCCGATAAACGCTCGATGACCATCTGATCTATGTATTTACTGGCAGAACCTGAAGGCTTACCGGATGTAGTGATCAATTTACTAAACTGACTAGCAGATGGCCTGCCTAACCTGCTGGCAAGCCACTCATCACTGCCCTGAAGATGCGATAATATCTGCATTAGCCCCAATTCCTCTTGGCTTACTCTGCGGCCTAACATCATACAGCTCACAATTGGGAGATGTGCAGCCCGTAACCTGCTGCCTCCAGTTGCCCAGGCCACTCAAAGGGTCATAGATGCACCCCTTGCAGTAGTCATTGATGGCTTGGCGCAGGCTCATTTGATCTTCGCCTTAAGTGCAGCAACAGCTTTAGGGTAGTGAATTGCCAGCATCTCATCGACACTATCAGCCTTAAAGAACCCCAAGAACTTAGCAACATCACCATTAGCCTGTTCCAGTAGGTCTTTAATGTCTTCAGCCTGCGCTGGGGTCAATACCTCAGTCTTGGAGGCTTCTGGCATAGCTTCACCAGCATAGATGTACAAACCTAGACCATGCATAGCTATACACTTAACTAAACAGCGAATTCTCGAGTCAGATATGTCGCGACTGGTCGGATTAACAATGGATTTATTGCGATTGTCCATGACTGGCAGCCACATAACGTGCCTTTTGCCCTCCACTATCACTGCAACTGACACTTCTACAGTATCGTTGGCAAGAATTGTAGGGTCAAAATACTCAAACGTGCTCTCTGGGTAGTGCTCATTCAGAGTTTGCCACGCCCAAGCCCAGCTTAGGTATGATAATTGCCCCTTCTTTTCGATGTGAGCACTGCAATCAATGGCCGATAAGGTGGCCCATACGCTTTTATTTGTCATTAGTTAAATTCTCCTGCTGATTTCATTTGCTCGAATACATATCTTGCCCCGTACCCGATGTAGTAAGCTTCAGATTCATTGTCTGGAGCTGAGTATCCACCTCGGCAGTCCATGTCGCCACGGTCAAGATCGTCTAGATAGACGTTTCCCTGCGTTATGTCGGTGATTTTAGATTCTGCGTTCACATTATACTCCTATATAAAGATGCAATTCATAACCAATAAAGCCAACTAATACTGCCAAGGGTAATAAGTGTTCCATATTAACCCCACAGCTTTTTGTAGCCAGAGAGCGCGTTGTCAATCATACGCTGCTCCTTTTCTGCGGCCTGTTTAGCTTCCTGAATCTCGTAGTCGCTCATAGGTGGGTATTCATCGAGATCTGCGGTTTTGTGGCGCATTGCTACACGGTTCTCATATGCCTCTTCTGACTCGTCATGCGGTCGTCCAAACAATGACATACTTAAAGCGTTGCAAAAGTCAAAGTCACCTGTTCGTGCTGGGTCTTCATCTTGATAATTCATGCTTCTCTCCTGTTGTTGAGGTGTTTATTCTACATACTTTTCGCAAGTAGTCAATTGTTCTATTGCAATTAATTTAACAAAGGGCTATGATGCAACTTCACTTACCAAGGAACTATCATGGATATTAACAAGTCACTGCAATTCTTTATGGAACGCGACCAGATGTCATCAGTTGAGCTGTCTCGCATCTCCAAGATTAACCCCTCTACTATTAGCTTGATCAGAAATAAGCATAGATCACCGCGAGCTAGTACCCTTTTAACCTTCGCTGCAACCTTTAACGTAGATGTCAGCGAGTTTATTGCGGCAGGTGAGTAATGATAAATACACTAAAGAAAGGAAATTTGGAATTTTCTCAGTTTGAGCGCCTCATGGATGTCGCCGTAATGCTGTTACAAAGTGATGATGAGGAAACTAGAGTATTGGCTGAATTCTTGCTTGATGGTTTTAGCCCTCTACCGGCAGCATGGGTACAGAAGTATGCTGAATTAAATGGCAGCACTCTGACACAAGAAGAGATCCACTAAGGGGGGTGAAAGCTATGAACAACAAAGGGTATTACGCCATCATTCCTGCAAGCGTTCGCTATGACGTTCGTTTAACGGCTAACGCTAAACTTTTATATGGGGAAATCACTGCTCTGTGCAACGATAAAGGTTACTGCTGGGCGCGTAATGCCTATTTTGCTGATCTTTATGGAAAGACAGAGACTTCAGTTAGCCAGTGGATCAGTTCACTGGTCGAGTGTGGGTACATCACCAGGCAGTTACAGTACAAAGAAGGCACTAAACAGATACAAGCTAGGTACCTGAAGCTGGTCGATAACCCTATGCAAGAAATCTTACCCACCTCCCCAAGAAAACTTAATGAGGGTACCCAAGAAATTTTAATACCCTCCCCAAGAAAACTTAATGACCCTACCCAAGAAAACTTAATAGTTAATAATACAATTAATACTACATCTAATATTACAGATAATAGGGGGGAAACAAGTTCCCCAGCTCCAGAGGAAGAAGTTGAGCAGGAAGTAATAATTGTTGACGAACCACAGAAGAAACCATCCAAGCGTTTTGTCCCGCCAACTCTGGATGAGGTCATTGAATACTGTAATAGGAAAGGTTCTGGCATAGATCCTGCTGTCTTCTGGCATCATTACGAGGCTAATGGCTGGAGGATTGGAAAGAACAAGATGATTTCCTGGCCAAAGACTATAGGGTCCTGGAGCGCCAGAGAAAAAGCTAAAAAGACCGTATCAAAAGAAAGAAAAACTGACTCGATTAGAAGTCAATCACTGCATGATCAACTAACTGACACATCGTGGGTCAACTAGCCCGCTATAGGAGAGCAACATGGGAAAGAGAATTACGCCAACTGGGAAAAGAATGTTTATATATCAGGGAGATCAGCACCCATCTTTAATATCTGGAACTGCTTACTGTATGTCTGACTTCGCTGAAGCGATAAGCATCAGTCCAGCCACAATACAAAGTAGGTTTAAGGTCAGGGGAGTAACCAGAGTTGTTAGGGACTGTGACCTGTACCCCAGTAGAGCAATAAGAAGCCGGTGCAAAATGTTTGAATACCAAGGCGAACACGCCGACTTAATTTCAGGGCAGAAGTACAGCTATGTCCAGCTCGGTAAAGCATTCAATATAAGCGAAAAATTAATTCGCGACCGCATGCGAGGGAACAGAGTATTTACTGACAGCATGACAATCACTACTCCAGGTGTACAGACCATTGTCCGGTGCGAAACACGGTCATCCAAAGTAATGAATGAATGGTTAAGAAGGAAATTAGTATGACAGATATTACGCAAGGTGATTACTATCTCATAAAGAGTTTGGGCGATTTTGAGAAAAGATTGCCAGCTATTATCGACAGGTTAGGGGGGTGGGATTACTCAACCCCATGCGCTGTCAGGCTAGAGAGGTTTCAAGGCAAGGCAACAACCAGCCAAATAGCGTTAGCCCACATATGGTTCAGAGCTATGTCCACACAGTTTGTTAAGAAGCAGCCAGAGGCCACAGAGGAAGGCTGCAAGTGGATGATGAAGCACAAGTTTGGCCCGCGAAAAACAATCAAGGTTGGATCTACTGTTGTGAAAGACCAGTTAGTTAGTCTACGAGATCTGGACACTGGCGAGATGTGCTATTTTTTAGATCAGGTATTACACTGGGCATCTGAAAGAGACTTATATCTACCCATGCCCAAGGATAATGAGTACACTGAACTAAAGAGGAAGCAAGACGAATAGGAAATGTTAAATGTAAGCCCTGAAGGGGAGCCTTTTTAGCACCCCTAACAGGTCATATAGGTTAAACTTGAGCCAATGTACCAGTTAGAAGTAAAAGTCGATTAGGAGTTCTTCAATGGCAATTAAAAGAGATGCGGCAGACAAGTGGTTTAGTGACGTTGTTAGGCTAAAAAACGAATCTGTTTGTGAGCACTGCGGTAAACATGGCAGACAAGAGTGCGCCCACATCTATGGCAGGGCAGCTAAGTCAGTTAGGTGGAGTCTAGATAACGCAGTTTGTCTTTGCCATTACTGCCACCGAACCTTCACGGCCAACCCATTGGACTTCAGTAGATGGTGTATGGAGTATCTAGGACCAGGACACATGGAGATGTTGCGGGAGAAATGGAATGTTAAGATGCCAACTAACAAAATGTTACGGGCTGAGATAGCCAAGCACTACAGGGAAGAGCATAAGAAGATGCTGGCCAGCTCCAGCTACCAACCAATCAGTTACAATTGAGGTGACATATGTCGTTTATAAATAGCTTGAGAAGGAAGGCGCACATACTGGAGATACCTGGAATGAGCGAAAGGCTTGATGAAGTATTTGAGTCAGTTCTTTATCATGGTGCTAATGCTGCTCATGCCGACAAGGAGATCCAAGCCATAGTCGATCACGTTCTTGAGGTTGAAGAAGCCAGAACAAGACCTCTAACAGAAGAGCAATTAATGTTGCGTTACCCTGATCTTCTGGTAGAATAGCTGTGTGTTGACCTAACCGGGTGGCACAAATCTTAGTTCTCGGGTGCAACCGATGACTAAAAAAGCTCCCCCGCTTTCCCCATCGTCTGTTGCCACTCCTCTTCAGACGGTGGGTTTTTTAATGCCCTCTAATATGCTATAATCGGCATATGAAAAAAGACAGCCTCCTATCTCGAATCGGTGTTTCTGGGTACAACAAGCCTAAGAGAACGCCTAGCCATGCCACAAAATCCCATGTTGTTGTTGCCAAGTCTGGCGACCAAGTAAAGACCATACGTTTTGGTCAGCAGGGTGTCAGTGGTGCAGGTTCTAATCCCAAGACAGAGAAGCAGAAGGCTCGCCGCAAATCATTCAAAGCCCGTCACCGCAAGAACATCGCTAAGGGTAAGATGTCTGCCGCGTACTGGGCAAACAAGAGTAAATGGTAATGAAAGGTCTATACGCAAACATCCATGCTAAACGTAAGCGCATCATGGCAGGAAGCAAAGAGAAGATGCGAAAGCCTGGAGCCAAGGGTGCGCCCACAGCTAAGGCATTTAGAGATTCAAAAAAGACTAAGAGCCTGCTTAGTTAGTAGCACCATATAACGGGTATAGTTTTCCTAGTGTCTACATGAATGAAAGTCTTAGCCACCCCCACCCCAGTAAAGCCTAACCTCATAGCTTCCTGAACTATCTTGTATCCTTCTGCACCACTGTTGATATGTATGTCAGCAGCTATCCCGCGTGAGTGCGTGCCAGGAATTTTTTTCTTGGACTCGATAGGGTGTCCTTTAGGATCTCTGTACCCACTGGTAATGGTAAATGAGAACCCGCAAACATGGCGCAGCTCATCCAGTTTCTCTAGGAAAAATGGACACATCTGATTGTTGCCTGTTTCTTGACAGTCAAATTCTTTAATATCAAAGTATTGTAGTTGCATTAATGAACATTCTCATCAGTAAAGTAAGCGTTGATTAATTCCGACTTGGCCACTTCCATGCTATATAAGATGTCTGGATCTTCCATGTTGCTAATGATCTGTATCTGACTTTCATTTACGCCTATGACCACCAAGCAATCATACTCTTCGGCCAGCTTAACTAGGTCAGGGCGGCCAGGAAATTCAACTATCTTTCCCATGTTACTTCCTCATGTTCATTAACTTGCCAACACCGCGAACGCCAAAGCTGGATGATATGGCAATGAACAGCAGGTACTGATACCACTCAGGCAACTCTTCTAGTGCTATAAACGCAGCAGATACTCTATCAATAACAGTTACATCGTTAGCTGCTATGGCATAGCCTACCATGAATATAGGAACGGCTAGTACAATAGTCCAGAATTCATCCTTCCAAGAATCCTTAGAGGCATCAGCCATCTTGGTTTCCCAGTCAGCATCATTCTGTATGACAGACATCTTAGCTTCGTGCTTGGCCTGCTTCTCTTCAGCCTTGTTAGACAGATAGCTCTTAGCTAAACCTGCAACTGGCCCTATCAGTGCACTAACTATACTTATATAAACATCTTATCAAAAAAAACAGATCCTAATATTAAGGGGTACATACCCCACAGCATCACCTCTGCCTTGGCAAACCGCTTACTTCCTTCGTCCAGGCGCTTTTCAATGTTCCCGTATCGAACAGTGCATTCTTTCTCGTGACCTTCCAAGCGAATTAAAACCTCTTTAGCCGTTGCCATTATTTCTTCACCATGAATATTATTGCATAGACCATTACTGGGATTACTGCTATCGCTATGCCGATAACGGTAATGAACTGTTTAATAAGCTTGATAGTTTGCTGCCTAGCCTGGACTGCCAGCCTTGCCTTTCTATCTCGCTTCCTTTTGCATTCACTTTGAAAAGCCAACCAATCTGAATACATGCCTGCACGACAACTGTACACCATGTAATCTTTCAGCCATTCTTCTTGCTCTTTAATCTTTTCGAGGGCCATGAAAGCCTCCAGGTCATTCTTACCCTTAGAGGCAACACGTTTAGCAATTGAGCTTTTACTGTCAAAGTAAGATTGAACATCAGCGGAGCAGTCGTATAGCTCTTTGCCGTGACTTAACGCTGTCTTGATAACCTTAAAGGCAGCGTTGGCCGCAGCAATCTCCGCTAACATTTACTCAGACGCTTTGCGAATGTCAGTGGCAATGCCTTCAACAAACGTAGCTGATCCTGCTCCAATACCCTTAGCGGTGTCTGAAACCATAGACTGCGCCGAATCAACAGTAGTGCCTACAATCTGCTGTGAGCCGTCAATAGCGCCGTTAAAGGTGTTACAAGCCACAAGAGTTAATGCAAGTACAGGTAATAAATATTTCATTTTTGTTTCCTTATGCTGCTAGATAAAAGTCAATAGATGAAAGTCCGGCACAGTCTACGCCGTAGTAAAAGTCAATAGTGTCACCGACTGCCAACGTATATTGCGGTGTGCGAACCCACAAATAAAGCGGAACAGCCGAAAGCATACCTGATGATTCAATATATCCATATCCAGTGGTTGTGCTAATAAAATTCTGAAGGCGACCCGTTCCACTGCTTCCTGAAGGGAAAGCGGTAGTTCTCTGAAGAAACCTTCCTTGGTTTGTTTGTACGGTGTCTACGGTATCCCATGTGGTAGGTTGCGTAGAAGTAGTGGTTGGATCCGCTCTTTGCCAGCCAGTCGCACCTGTAGTTCCCACAAGCAGAGGAACTTCAGTCTCAGTGCCTGATTGCGTTACAATTAGCATATTAGCCTGCATATCAGAGCGAAAGCTTAAAACAGCCGTGCTAGTCCTAACTGGGTTGCAATAAAGCCTGAAGTTTCCTGCCTGACTAGATGTTAGTCTTACTCTGCGCCAATAGGTTGTTCCAGTTATCTGATTATTATCAAGAGGTGGTATCTGGGCAGGTATAGAGCTATCAGTTGCGCTGTCAGTTCCACTAAGGCTTACAGGAAGATACTGGGCTGGAGGGCCACTACCGGCAGACTTGCCGTAGAAATCAGTAGACATGTTAATTGCGCTACCTGCTCCCGTCTGATCGCCTAACGCCCTAACCGCCGCGTCATTCATAGACATCTGCGTAGTACCGTTGCCGCCAAGCTCTACCTGAATAGACCTATCAGTAGCAGTGCCAGCAAGAGACATTGTTCCTGAAGCAGCAAGAGTCATTAGAAGTCATCTCCCATATCCCAAGGATTAGTGCTAGTAGTTACTGGCACTTTAGACTTAGCAATGTCATCAGCAATACAACTTTCAATAGAGGCAACTTCCTCTTCACCCAAGGCAGCTTTAGTCCATGTCATAGCGTTTTCTTCAGTAACGTCAGCCCAGGGGATAAAGCCTTCAGCATCTACATTAGCCTCAAGGCCGATAGATCCATACCTGCGGCCTCTGTGGGTTACGCCATCAACCACTTCGTAGTCAGAGGCTTCCCAGTGGGCAGTGTTAATTGCACCCGTAGCTACGTTAGCGTCTAACGCCACAATGTTCCAAAGTACAGCCATGTTATTTCTCCATCTCAGTTAATTTCAATTCTAGTTTCTCAACTTTTTCAGTCAGCTCTTTAACGGCTTCAATAAGAAGAGGGGTTAGTTTTTCATACATTACGGTCTTGTAGTCTTTTCCTACCACAGAGCCAGTGACAATCTCAGGCAGTACAGCCTCTACTTCTTGAGCAGAAACACCTACCTCTACGCCATTGTTGTCCACGCCAAGAGCTTGGGCAGTTTCGTTAGGAGTGTAGTAGTACCCGTTAAGCTGGGCTACCTTGTCCAGTGCGTTATGGATAGTTCCCTTAAAGTCTTTAAGGCGTTCATCAGAGAAGTAAGCAGTAATGTTACCTGTAGCCACTATATCACCAACAACATGCAGTGCCTGAGTCGGTGCGGTAATGCCTATGCCTAATCTTTTTGTGCTAGTAAATCTTGCGTACTCTCCGCTTAATCCACCATCCATAGCAATAGGATTCCCACTGCCCGTAGAGTTGGTAGAGGTTATTCGTGCTACACCGTTAAATGTCTGCAAGCCTGCCAGTGAAGCTGTTGAAAAGTTATTCCTTACATTGATGCCTTGATACCCAGTAAGGTTAGATGTAGCCCTTACTACACCACTAGCATCCATCTGACACCCTACAGTGCTTGGGGCATTAGACGACTTACCTACGAGAAAGTCACCTGCTGAAGTAATTCTAGCTCTTTCACCCGTGTTAGTAGTGAAGGCCATTGAGTTGTCAGAGTTGTTATAAGCAATCTTGCCTATATCAAAGTCACCAGAATCGCCAAACTGTATTGTTGCAGGGTCATTTACTCCTGCCGTCAGTCTTAAAACTGCGTTGGTGTTGTTAATGCGAACAACATCGTTGAAGTTCATCTGTCCGCTTTTTGTTTGAGCGCCCGTAGTTCTTATAACAGTGCTATCAACGTCAACTGTAACTGCGCCTGTAGTACCACCACCAGACAATCCATCACCCGCTGTTACCCCAGTAATGTCACCGGCGTTAGTGGTATACCCAGAATCATTAGTCCACTGGGATATAGCTCCAGACTTGTTGGTGAAAGTGTCAGTGCTAGATGGGGTGACTGTACCTGTAGTAGTGCTGTACCCTGCATCGTTAGTCCATTGTGAAATGTCGCCAGACTTGTTAGTGAGCGTATCAGTGCTAGATGGAGTAACTGTTCCAGTGTTAGTCGTGTAACCAGCACCGTTGGTCAATTGATTGTTATTGGTAATTGCAACGGCAGGAGTATAAGTAAACACGCCAGTGGTGTTGTCATACGCCAAGCCAGTAGTTCCTGGTGATGCAGTAGTTGCGCTTAAATCAGTTAGCGCGATACCACCGCCAGAACCTGTAACCCACGGTACATTAACAACAGCTTGGTTAGCTGAGTTGAGCTGGATGCCATAAGTTCTGTTTGCAGTAGAGGACACTGCGTTAGCCGCTACAGATTGGTCTGTGTCGCTAAATAGCTCGATGCCGCCCCTTTCAGATGACGTTGCTTGTTTCAGCTGAACAGCATTAGCAAAAACTTGTATACCTGTTGACGCACCAACATTTAAGCTTACATTGCCTGTAGTGCCGCCGCCAGTTAATCCGCTGCCAGCAATTACGGCAGTAATGTCGCCAGCACCACCAGCGTTCGCATCAACATAAGCCTTTATTGACTGCTGGGTTGCAAGAGCAGTGGCACTATCGCTTGCCATGTTATCTTCATCAAGAATGTCGGTAACCGTTACAGCACCAGTACCAGACAAGCCATCAAACTCAACAGTTCCAGTAACATTTATGCCTGTAGTAGTCGTCTGTAAGCGCGCACCGTTACCAGAGGCGGCATATAGCGTTACACCGCTAGAAGCATTACATGTTATAGCAGGTTGATTGCCGTTCGTTCCGTCATCGGTTGTTACATAAAGGCTGCTGCCTAAAGCCCCTATTCTTGGAGGAGTCAAACCAATGCTATCTTTAAACGCTATAAAAGCACCAGAATTACCTGTAGCGTTTGCGTTCTCTATCTCAAAAACAACACCGAGAGTGCTGGCCACATCGCTAGTGTATTTTAGAATGCCAGTTCCAGCATCTTTAATAATTGAGTTGCTTCCGTCATGGTAGATTTCTAGGTCATCGCTAGTTCCAAACGTGAGCTTGTCACTGTCTCCTAAAGCAATGCCGCCGTTTGCAGCAATTTCTGTTGAGAAAGTATTGTTGCCTGTAAAGTCATTGTTACCAGCAAGAGTTACATAACCAGTACTACCACCTGTGCTTGTAATAGTAAAGTTAGGGTATGTTCCTGTAACAGTGGTAGTGCCAGCACCAGTAAGTGCAACAGTTTGATCAGGAGAATCATTGGTAATAGTAAAGTTAGGATAAGTACCGGAAGCGCTAATCCCTGTGCCGCCCGTTAAAGATACCGTCTGATCAGGAGAATCATTTGTAACAGTAAAATTAGGGTATGTTCCAGATGTGCTTATGCCTGTACCGCCAGTTAAAGCGACAGTCTGATCAGGAGCAGTGTTAGCGAAGACTGTCCCACTAAGGCTAAGACCTGAACCCGCAGTGTAAGTTGTTCCCGATCCAGTAATAGTAAAGTTAGGGTATGTTCCTGTTACATTAGTTGTACCAGCACCCGTTAATGAAACAGTTTGATCAGGAGCAGTATTGCTAAACTCATTGCCAGCACTTAAAGCAAGTCCAGATCCTGCTGTATACTGTGTCCCAATGCTGGCTGGATCAGCAACTTGTACCGCACCAGTCGTATCGTGAAACTTTAGGAACTTACCTTTACGCTGATCCTTTAGTGGAAGAACCATGCTAATCGGAACATTCTCAGCATCGCTTAATCTAATGGTTCTATCGATAGCGTTTTCATTTTGTATAGCGCCAATGTAAATCTTATCAAAATCACCATTAACATCTTCAGCTAAGAAAGCGCCGTTTTCTTGGTAGTTAGTATCGCGAGTCACAGGCATGGTTAATACAATACTGACTGTATCGTTAACACTAGCAGCCG